TCTCCCAAGAGCACAGGACAAAAGCAACCCCAGCTGGTTTGCATTTCCGGTGACTGTGAGAAAAGGTGCACCATTTAAACGCAGTGACATTGTGGATTATTTGGAAGAAAATCTGATTCAGACTCGTCCTTATTTTGCTGGCAATATTATGTTACAGCCAGCTTACAGTCATTTGATGGATCCTAGACTGGCCAAGGACAATTATCCTAATGCCACCCATGCTATGACTCATACATATTTTCATGGCACTAGTCCTGTGATTACGCCCGAACAAATTGTTTACATCGGTGAGAAGGTTGATGGTTTTATGAGTTTGTTTGCATGAAAAAATTAAGTATTGCTGCCGCTAATATTGACGGCCAACCTATGTTTAAATACTTGGATAGGGCTAGGCAACTAGAAGCTCAAGGTCGAAGTATGATTCACATGGAGATTGGCGATCCTGATTTCAATACTCCGGATAATATTACTATGGCAGCGGTACGAGCGTTGACTGAAGGCCGCACTCATTATACCAGCAGTTGGGGTGAGCTAGAATTCAGAGAGGCTATACGTGTTGCTACATTTAATAGTAGACACTTTATGCCTGATTTAAATCAGGTGTTGGTAGTACCTGGCGCTAATGTTGGTATATTTTATGCCGTGTTTACACTATGTGATCCGGGGTACGATGTGCTAGTGCCCGATCCTGGGTTTGCTACTTACTACAGTACAATTAAAATGTGCGGCGCAAACGCTGTTCGAGTTCCTCTCAAAGAAGAACATGGATTCCGTATGCAAGCAGATGACGTGCGTAAACTGATCACTGACCGTACAAGACTTCTTATTATCAACAGCCCCAATAATCCCACTGGCGCAGTAATGTCAAAGGAAGAGCTCAAAGCTATCTACGACCTATGCGTTGAAAAAGATATTTACTTGTACAGCGATGAAATTTATAGTCGAATGATTTACGATGACTACGAATTTACAAGTCCCAGCCAATATGATAAGTGTAAGTCCCATGTTATATTAAGCAATGGGTTTAGTAAAGCATTTGCTATGACAGGGTGGAGATTAGGCGCACTAATTGGCCCCACTGAAGTCATGGAACGTATGGCTGCATTATTGCAAACTACCAGTAGTTGTGTCAGTCCTTTTATTCAACATGCAGGCGTTGAAGCGATACGTGGAACACAGGATTCTGTGTATAGAATGATGGCCGAATACCGAAGTCGGCGAGATATTCTTGTCAAAGGCCTCAATGAGATACCAGGATTTCGATGTAAATCTCCGGGTGGTGCATTTTATGTGTTCCCTAACATAGAAGAAACAGGTCTCACTGACATTGAAGTATGTGAACAATTAATGGATAAAGCAGGAGTGGTAACTGTGCCGGGTAGTTGTTTCGGACAGTACGGGCAAGGTCATATTAGGCTTTGCTATGCCACCGACACTTATAGTATAATGAGTGCAGTTAAACGAATTAAAGAATGGGCTAGTAAATTATGAGAGTCTGTGATTGGATCGCCGAGTATTTGTATCAAATTGGAGTTAAACGTGTCCATGGATTAATGGGCGGCGGTGCCAGTGGACTCAACGACGGCTTTATCAAAAATGGAAAGATCGGCTACGTTTGCTATCACCATGAACAAGGTGCAGGTCATGCAGCCATTGGTGAAAGCAAATTCACAGGACAGTTGGCAGTGGTTAATCCTACCACAGGTTGTGCAGGTACCAATTGTGCTACCAGTGTTCTTAATGCTTGGCAAGACAGTGTACCTGTGTTGTTCATCAGCGGCAATGTTCGTTTGAATACTTGTAGTGGCTATATTAATCAAACCAAAGGTGTTAACGTTCGCAAGTATGGTATTCAAGAGCACAACGTTGTGGATACATATAAGTCAATGACTAAAATGGCTCACTTTATTATGAGCCCCGACGAAGTTGCATATAGACTACAAGAAGCAGTTTGGAGAGCAACAACGGGACGACCTGGCCCTGTTTGGATTGACATTCCTGGAGATGTGCAGGTAGCACAAATGCCTGAAAATCCTTCACAGTTTCACCCCCCTGCAAGTACACTTAAATCATGGGACTATTCTTTAATTAAAGAATTGCTGAGTAAAGCCGAACGCCCTGTGGTATTGGCGGGCTATGGTATTAGACAGGCAAACGTAGTTGATAATTTTGTTAAGTTCATTGAGAAATATCAAATTCCTTATGTAAGCACGTATGGTGCCAGAGATTATACAGAGAACAGTCATCTATTAAGTATCGGGGCAGTGGGTATCAAAGGTTCAAGAGCTGGAAACTTTGCCATGCAGAACGCAGACTTATTGTTGATACTAGGTAGCAGTTTAAATGCCAGTGTTGTAGGATATGATCCCAAACAATTCTCTCCAGCAAGCACTAAAATTCTAGTAGATATCGACTGGAACGAATTAAACAAAGACATTGTATCAATTGATCACAAGTATAACGATTACTTGGAAAACTTTTTTGAGGCTATGCTATGACGAGAAACGAATGGATTCAAAAATGCAATGAATGGAAAAATAAATGGCCTGTAATGCAGGAGGAATATCGTCCCGCCGATAGTCAATTCCAATTAAACATTTATGCTGTGTTGGATGCAATTAATCAGCTGAGTTCCGCCGATGATATTTTAATGGGGGATGCAGGCAGTATTAGCTATGCAGGTCCTGTAGCACTCAACGCCAAACAAAGCCAGCGTTTTATCTTTAGCCCCGCTCAAGCAGACATGGGTTGGGCGCTGCCTGCGGCTGTTGGAGTAAGCATGGCCAGTAATCAGCCTGTGGTCAGTATCATAGGCGATGGCAGTTTTATGAGCAATGTTCAAGAGTTAGCTGTAGTTAAACAGCATGAACTAGACATCAAATTTGTTATATTAAATAACAACGGTTACTTGAGTATTAAAAACACCCAACAAAAATATTTCAATGGCAGAGTCTATGGTACCAGCGGTGAAACTGGTCTTTGGTTTCCCAGTATGAAAAATATTGCTACGGCATTTGGCATGCCCTGTGTGGATATCAGAACAAAAGAGGATCTGCGACTTCAGTTTCCTAGGGCCCTTAAGAAAAAAGGTCCAGTCATTATAGACTGCCAATGTCTTTCCGAACAGGAAATATTGCCCGCCCAAGCATTAAAGAATGGCAAACAAGCTGGCTTGCACGACATGACACCATTTCTCGGCCAAGGTGAATTGGAACAAGAAATGATTGTCAAAATTGATTAAATGTTATTGATTTAATTTAAATATTTTGCTATAATAGCAGTTCCACTAAATCAAAAAGGAATTGCATGTTTGAATCAATTGAAATTCGAAAAGCAGCAAACGGCTTTATTTTGGTAGTTAATACCGAAGACGAAGCCAAAGAGTATGTTTATGACACTAGTCGTAAACTTATGCGAGTAATTAAGCAATATCTGGACGCTGACAACAAAGCCGAAGAATAATCGTTTTAAAGATTAAAACATGAAAGAATGGTTTATTAAATTTTATAATAAACCAGCTGTTCAGTTAGTTTTTAATGGACTTTTGCTGGTTTTAACTGGCTATCTGTTGTGGGTTTCTTACAACATTATATCCTTAATTTGGTGGCTACACACGATTCTTACTCCCAAATAACTGGGATATTTCGGTTGACCAATATTCCCAATTTTGCTATAATAATGGAATAGTAAGCAACAAGAGGAAACAAAATGGCTCGATACACTCCGGTTAAGATTTCTACGTTGGAATTGGCTGCTCTGTCTTTTGCGGCATTTCGTCATAATCAGTCGAACGTTCGCAAGGATCCGACTTACTTTGACAAAGTCACCGATTCGGTGGTGCCTGTGACTCCTAACAAAGTTTTGATGCGTGAGGGTAATCTTCAAGTCACTGAGCAGGATCGTACGGATGCTCAGCTGGCCATGGAGACGCTGAGTCAGGATCGAATGATGCGAATCCTTAAGGGACTCAAAGTCGCCGATTTTCAAAATACGCTGACTAATCTTATAGTGCAGACTGAATGCACTATGAGCGATGCAGGACTTATGGCATTTCTTCCCTCTATGGCTGAACAAATTTGTCAGCGTCAAGCTCGCGAGCAAGAAGTAGCAGAATTGGCTCATACTAGTGAATTTTTGGGTCGAGTGGGCGACAAAATCACTGCGGAAATCACGGTGTTGAATTCCCGCTATGTTCAGCAGTTTGGTTGCTGGTCTGTGAATGCCAAAGACAATTCGGGCAATTTGATTTCTTACTTTACCAGTAAGGAAGAATGCACTCGTAGCGGCCGCTATACTGCCAAAATTAAGCGGGTTGAAACTAGCAGTTTTCATAACGGAGCCCGTGTTACCACGCTGAATTTTGTAAAATCTGCTTAAAAAATAGGCAAAAAATGTGTTGTTTTTAAACAACACAATAATACCCTACCAAAATGTCGGGTATTTGACCGAAATTGGTAGAACTGCTATAATACATTCATAGCGTAACAAAACAGGAGCTGATATGTCGAAAGCAACTATTCTTATTCGTAAGGGCACTTACCGCAACAAACCCGTTGACGGCAAAGTTTTTGAGCTGGTTGAGCAGTACAAGAAAACCGCCAGCGGCGGGCATGTTACTGTTCGTAATGGCGGTGTTTTCCCTGACATGCCCGATACTATTCGTATCAAAGTTGCAGGTGTTGCTGCCTACGAATTTGTAACTGGCAGCGAAGCTATCCAACATGACGCAGAAGTGCGCGAAGCTGTCAGCGTTGAGACTGACGAAGAAGTCATTGCTCGCATCCGTGAGCGTTTTGACATTCTTGACGAGATGACCAAGGCTGCAACCAATGGCGACATTCGTGCAATGATTGTCAGTGGCCCTCCAGGTGTTGGCAAGAGCTACGGTGTTGAGTCCATTGTGGAGAAAGCTTGCCTGTTTGACCAAATTGCTGGTAAGAAACTTCGTGCAGAAGTTGTTAAAGGTAGCGCCACTGCATTGGGTCTGTATTGCACTCTGTACAAGTACAGCGACCCCAATTGCGTTCTTGTGTTCGACGACTGCGATAGCATCCTTCTTGACGACGTCGCTCTTAACTTGCTCAAGGGTGCTCTGGACAGCGGCAAGAAGCGTAAGATTTCCTGGCTCGCTGACAGCAACATGCTTCGTCGTGAAGGTGTGCCAGATCAATTCAACTTCAACGGAAGTGTGATTTTTATCACTAACTTGAAGTTTGACACTATGAAATCGCAGAAACTGCGGGATCACTTGGATGCACTGCAAAGTCGTTGCCACTACTTGGATCTGACTTTGGACACCATGCGTGACAAGTTCCTGCGTATCAAACAGATTGCCACTGACGGCGAATTGTTTCAAGACTATGACTTTGGCGACATTGGCCGTGACGAGATCTTGGAGTTCATGGACTCTAACAAGGTTAAGCTTCGTGAAATGAGCCTGCGTATGGCACTGAAGATTGCGGATCTGCGTAAGAGCTTTCCGCTTCGTTGGAAGGCTATGGCAGCAACTACTTGCATGAAGGCAGCATAATGGACAGTGACAAGGCCTTCTTTGGCACCATACTTGCCATGATGGCCTTGTTGTTCGGCTACCCTGTAGCGGCGTTTTTTATCTTTTTAGTAGCGGTGATGTAATGAGCGGATACAAAACTTATCTCCAACTGCAACAAATCGAATCTCAGGCAAAACTACTTGGCTTTAGATTGGGTAACCCTGAATATGGATACTCTAGTCGAGATGGTAGAGAGTATGTTGCAGTTTATCCACTAGATGACAGTTTGCCTATCTATGCCCGGGATGCAGAACTTTTTGTTGGATCTTTTCGAGAATTAGAAGTGTGGTTAAATGGGTGGGCCAAGGCTCAACAGTATGACTATATGTTGCGGTTAACTGATGAAAAGAAACGTAAGAAGTTCGAAGATAAAGAGCGTGAGCGTCAACGACTAGAAGCCGAACGTTTGGAAAAACGTAAGATGTTTGCCGCGCTGTCGGATAAAACCGAAGACCAAGTTAATAAACTTATAAAGTAAAGGATATAATATGAGTTGGGTATTGATTCTGTTTGTGCATGCCGGTGTGCTAAGTAACAAAGACAGCATGGCGCTAACCAATGTCTCTGGCTTTGCCACAGAAGCCGCTTGCCAATCTGCTGGTAAACAATCTGAAGTTCTTGTCAAACGAACTACAAAAGAAGTAAATTTTGTCTGTGTTAAACAGGGTTAAGCATGATACGATATTTTAATTTTCCGGCTGTCCCTATTGAGATTTTAAACAATCTTAATTATCAATTTGATCAATACAACGCCAAGGTATCTTATCGAAATAAAACATATGTTTGGTCAGACGATTTTAATCAAGAAATTAATAATTGGTGTCAAAAAAATATTTGCGAAACCATGCATTGGGGATTTCAAATCATGTCTAACAGAATAGAAACACATAAAGATGTAGGGACTGAAATAAAATTAATTTATCTGATTAGATCAGGGGGGGCTAATGTTAAAACAAATTTTTATAAAGATGATAAAATAACAGTGAGTCACAGTTATGTTATTCCAACTTTTCGTTGGCATATTTTAAAAGCCAATGAATACCACAGTGTGGATGGCATAGAGCCTGGAAATATTCGATTTAGTTTAACAGGTAGGGTCTTCCCTTAATACAAATGATAAAACTTTTACAAGTGTGGATTCTAATGTCTATTGCAATAGGTCTATTGATTTATGGTTGGAATATTTCCTCCGATAAAGAACGTTGGCAATTGACTAAAATTGTATTAGTTGCTATACTGTGTGGACTGGTAGCATCAATGCTATTAGGTATTATTTACATTCTGTTTTAAAGGATTGTATGATTAATGATCGTTGGCTTAGGCCCTTGTATTTTGCCCTGGGCTTCTCTGTGTGTTTTTATCTTTTTTCTACTGGAGTTATCTAAATGAAACGTTTTGCTACTTTGAGTCTTATCGCCGCCGCAGTTCTTGCCACTGGGTGTACTCGTATTGAAACTGGCGAAGTCGGTGTTCGCGTAGGCTTTGACAAACAAGTCCAATCAGGTGAACTATTGCCTGGCTCTTTTAATCAAGTACTGATTGGTGATGTGTTGACGTTCCCCATCAAAGATGTTAATGTAGTCTTGGAGAATATGACTCCTGTGGCCAAAGATAATAGCACAATGAAAGATTTTGATGCTGTGGTTGTTTATAACATCAATAGTCAGCAAGTTGCTGAATTGTACAGCACCAAGAATCGTAGCTTTCATGCAAACGACAAATCTGGCGACGTATTCCTGATGTACAACTACATCGTACAGAATGCCCGTAACGCTATCTACAAAGCAGCCCGAAAGTATGAAGCCTTGGACATGGCAGACAATCGTTCAGAGATGGAAAACTTTATCAAGGAAGAAATTGTTCGCAACCTTGCTGAAGAAAAACTGGATGGCAGTCTCACTATCAGTCAGGTTCTAATTCGTAACGTAGTCCCTGCTGACAGTGTTGTAGCCAGTGCCAACGAATTGGTTCGCAGTAAAAATGAACTCAAGCAGAAGGAAATCGAAGTTAAAACTGCTGAAGCTGAATCGAGGCGAATGGCAGCACTGGCAAACAACAGTCAAAGTTCTATTCAGTTTATGCAGGCACAGGCCATGTTGAATATCAGCGAAGGTATTAAAAACGGCAAGGTACAGACTATTGTTGTCCCTGCTAACTTTAACGCATTGATGATGCCCAAGTAATATGAAAATTGGACTTAGTTATAGCCGTTGCATCCGCGACATTGTGGATAAAATTGTGGATCCTAAGGATGTGCTGGTCATTATATCCCGTACAAGATTTGATCCACATATGGAAAAAGAATGGAAAGATATTTGGGACGGGTATCGCGGTCGTGCAGCATTTGGTGCACCGCGTGAATGGGCACACTATGACGCAGATCGTGAACAGGAATTTCGAGATGTTACGTTGAATCTTTGGGCTGATGGCAAGCTACATCAACCTCGTAATTTTGGTGCTTATCCTCAACGACTGCCTTACTACTGGCTGGAAACTATGTTGCCTGACAGTGAATTAGAGTCCAGGCCAGTTGTAAAAGAAGCTTGGGAGCGTTTTCAAATTCTTGCTGGACTAAGCAACATTACTTTAAATAACGAAGCACATTAAGTTTTTCGAGTCGCCAGTTAATCAGTTAGCTCCTGTGGCGATTCTTTAAAGCCCTACAATGTAGGGCTTTTTTTTGACTGTTAAATCACCTTAATAAGTAAAGATATGAGTCTCAAAGAACTTACCGCAGAAAAACATAAACAAGCCGAATCCACACAATTCATGCGAGCTATATTTGCAGGAACATTGCCCATGGATCATTGGATAGATTACACATATCAGAAGATGCTGTTCTACAAAACCATAGAAGGTGCTGCGGGTATGAATGGCTTATTAACAGACTTGCCGGACATAAGTAGATCGTTTAAGTTATTTCACGACTATCATATTATGAACGCCGATAAAAAACAATATTCCTTTAAGAATGCCGCTGTTGATTATCACAATTATTTGTTAAGCATTAGCAAAGATCCGGCCAAAATAATGGCTCACTTATATGTTTGGCATATGGGTGATCTCTACGGTGGGCAAATGATTAAGCGATTAATTCCTGGCAGTCACGTTGCGTTTGAGTTTGAAAACAAGGATCAATTGATTAGTACAATTAGATCAAAATTAGACGACAGCATGGCAGACGAAGCTAACTTAGCGTTTGATTGGGCTATTAGAATTCTGCAAGAATACGATGTCTGACTATCAATACATTTGATTTGTGAATTAAATATTGCTATAATAGCAATATGAAGCAGCCTACTTTTAATTATGTCGAAGATTACATAGAGTTTATCGGTGGTCGGCGCAGTGTTGATGGCAAAGTTTTTGGAATATTTAATTATGCCCCGCCTCCTATAAGCTTGGCAAGGTATGACGTATCTATCATTGATAGTTTGTCCTCGCAAACCTGCGAATTAAATAATCCTTATACAGATAAACAAAGCGCATTAGCAGTAAAACTAGTAGACAAGTATAGAAGGCAGTTAGCAGGCCTGGTCATTCCAGTGGTTGTTCCTGAAAAACTTGAATCGTTTAGGTTGGGCATAAGAATTGTTGACAGATCAAAATCTGTATACATCGATGATAATCAATTTGTGGTTAAATTTCCATATGATACTAAGTTAATCGATTTGTTAAAAAAACAGGCAAGACAAGGCGAAGGATCTGTTAAATTCGATTATGACAAAAAGATGTGGATACTGGGTATGACTGAATCCAATTTAAATTGGATCATGGCAATTTGTCCGCCCAATGAGTTTGCCATTCACGAGTCTATTACGGCACTGTACGAAAAGATGCTATCTGTGGAAAACAGCGGCTATGAAATTTGCCTTAAGTTAGTAGACAATCAATTGATATTAGAAAATGCTGAATCTAGTTTGTTAGATTACCTAGAAAATATCGGCGGCGTTACCATGAACAACTTATTAAAATTAATCGATGTTAGTGCAGTGTTGGGTTTTACAGTAGATGAAAATTTAATGGAACAGGTCGATAATTTAGAATACGGACCTGACCGCAGATTTCTAGTAGATCGAAAAACTGTTTGTAACAAAGACAAAATGTCAATTGAACAAGTGTTAGAGTATGCAAGGAAAGTGAATAGGATACCCATTCATGTTTACGAGACTGGCTTACCCAAAGACAACACAGAGGACATCATTTATCTGAACAGAGGTGTAGGGCCCGAAGTATGCCCTAAATTATTAGTGACCACTACCAGCCTAATGATAGGTAGTAAAAAACAAAGTTGGGTTTCCAACGCTGAAAAGATTGTAATATTAGAATGAGCAGGGCAAAATTAATTATTCGAGACGAGGTCAATGTTAAAATTGAAGGTCTCGATCTCACTGATCGAAAACGATTAGTAGAAAAATTCAAATACGAAATACCCGGGGCAAAGTATTTGCCTGCGGTCCGATTAGGCCGTTGGGATGGTAAAGTGCCTTACTTTAATTTAGGTGGAACAACCTACATTAACTTACTGCCTGATATTCTTCCTTACTTAGAAGAACGGGGCTACGATATTGATGTAGATGATGTTCGTGAGTACAGCACTACATTAGAGCTTGGGCAAGTGGTTGAGGATAGTTTTGCTCACCGGCAATGGCCCAACAGTGACCCTATTATACTGCGCGATTATCAAGTTGAAATTATCAATCGCTTTTTAAAGAATCCACAGTGTATTCAGGAAGTGGCCACAGGTGCAGGCAAAACTATTATGACTGCGGCATTATCCGCAAGTGTGCAACATTTGGGTCGAAGTATTGTTATCGTTCCTTCTAAGAGTCTTGTTACACAAACAGAAACAGACTACAAAACCATGGGACTAGACGTCGGTGTATTGTTCGGGGATCGCAAAGAATACACTAAACAACACACAATCTGCACATGGCAAAGTTTGAATGCTTTAGTGAAAAATACAAAGAACTATGAAGCAGATGTAACCATACACGACTTTATTGAGGATGTTGTCTGTGTCATGGTAGACGAAGCACACAGCGCCAAAGCAGATGCGTTAAAGTCTATGTTGACCACTATCTTTGCTCGTGTACCCATTCGTTGGGGATTAACAGGCACAGTCCCCAAAGAGGATTATGCATACCAATCATTGAATTGTTGCATTGGTCCAGTGATAGGGCAACTCAGTGCCAGCGAGCTACAACTGCAGGGACATTTAAGCAACTGTCACGTAAATGTAATACAAATGGTTGACTATGTCGAATACAAAGATTATCAACAAGAACTAAGATATTTGTTAGAAACAGAATCACGTATAGATTATATTGCTGATCTAGTTAATAAGATTGCCGAAACAGGCAACACACTAGTATTAGTTGACAGGGTGGATCCAGGTAAGCAGTTAGCCAGTAAAATAAAAAATGCAGTTTTTGTGTCAGGAGCTACTAAATCAAAGGCAAGAAAAGATGAGTACGACGAATTTGCGATTACTGATGACAAGGTTGCTGTGGCGACTTACGGTGTGGCCGCTGTGGGTATTAATATCCCTAGGATTTTTAATTTGGTTCTTGTGGAGTCCGGAAAAAGCTTTACAAGGGTTATACAAAGCATTGGGCGAGGCATTAGACGAGCTGAAGACAAGGACTTCGTCCAAATCTGGGACGTAACCAGCACCTGTAAATTCGCCAAACGACATTTAACTAAACGTAAACAATTTTACAAAGAAGCAAACTATCCATTTAGTGTAGAGAAAACCGAATGGCAATGAAAACAATAGCAGTTTGTGGTTGTAGTTGGAGTGCAGTTAGTCAGTATCCTGATTATAAGAATACGCATTGGAGCGAATTAATAGCCAGTGCGTTTAATGCAGAACTGCATAATTTTGCAGTAGGCGGTGTTTCTAATTTTGTTATCAGATTACAAATAGACGAAGTATTAAAATTAAATCCCGATATAGTTATTATTAGTCCGACTTACCCTGATAGAATTGAAGTTCCATACAATATTAGCAAACCAGAAAATAAAAATGTAACATTATCATCTATAGTAAATCCTTCTAAAAAGTTAGATAAAGATCAAAATATTAAAACTAGCGCAATTTGGGATTTGGAAGGCAAAGGCTATCCGGGAGTCAAAGACTATGTAACTTACTTTTATTTGAGCGAAGTTAAGAAAAAAATAGATCAGTGGATTATCAGAGATGGTATTCAGCAACTAAAACTAAAAGGTATACCTGTTTTATTACATCCTCAAATTCTGTGGGACGAAGAAGCAACAGTAAAACAATTCTTCCATGGTATATTGGATGATATTGATATTATAAGTAAGGATCAAAGTTTGTATTATAATATTTGGGACTCCGATAACGGAATTGACCCAGGATATCATACTACACCAAAAACACAAAAAGAGTTTGCTGAAAGATTGCAAAAAATAATTAACGACATTATAATAAAATTATGAGATTACTAACTTTAGAAAATACCAGTTACGAATTAAACGAGATACCCGAAGAAGTTGACGACATTAGATTCTGCGTACTAGATAATTCAGATCCCAAAGAACCTGATTACTTTTTTATTCCTTTAATTTTTTTAGAAAGCTTTAACAGTCCTGCACTAGTTCTTAAAATAGGAAATAATGTAGTTAAAATGCCCATAGACTGGCAATTACTTATAGGTGAACCCGACTTAGGAGATTTAGAAGTTGTTCCGCTTACTAGCATCAATGATCGAGGTTTTAGTGCATTTGCTTTTAATCCTATGGCTAGCTTTAGGCCTGAGTTTTATCCTGTGGAAGTAATTGATATATATCAAGATGTTAAATGGTATTTCCCCAAACTCAAGCCTGGACAGATGCTGGCTGTACCTTTGGAGACTGGAACAGATAAACCTATGTGCGTTTATTTTATTAAAGATATTAGTCGTCAAAGTGAAGTAGTTAATTATTCTAAAGTTTGGTAAGGAGTCTTATGGCGCAATACACAGAACCTCAAATGTTTGAAATTATCAATCGTCTGGCTAAAATTTATTTAGAAAGTTATCCCAATGATCAAGAAGGATTAGAAAGATTTTTACGTTGGGCTCATTCTCAGTATGGGTACAAGTATGGGAAATCTTAAGCCTGGCGCAAAATATATCTACGAGCGTGACGGCGACACGGTGTTCAGGCGAGAAGTTGGTTCATTGGACCGCGAAGTTGTTGGATACGATCACAGAACTGGCGACGGACGTCCATTACGTGATCATTTAATGGAAGACGCAATGTGGGGTGAAATTCGACGAATGGCAAAGTCTAATCCTTCATTGCAGTCAGAGCTAGAACGTGTAATAATGTTGTATCATCTTCTTAAAGAAGAAAAAAATAATTCGGTAAAGTGGCATCCAGTATGAAAAAGTTGATAGTATTTGGGGATAGTTGGCCCTACGGATGCGAGTTAGATCGTTATACCCTTGATGCTTTCCCTGCACAAATAGAAAAAATATTAGAGATTCCTGTAGATAATCAAAGTATGTTCGGCACTAGTATTGATCGTATGGTGCATAAATTTTTACACATTATCGAAGTCGACGACTTAACTGACTGTGGTGTATTGTTTTGTTTAACTGGCATCACTCGATCAATGATATTAGATAAAAACATCCCTAAAGAGATACACCCGTCGAATAGTGATATAGAAACTAAAAGCTATTATTCGTATATTTTTAGTTGGGAACTAGCAACGTTTAATTTTTTAAGAAATTGTCTGTTAATACAATCGCTGTGCAAAATAAAAAATATTTCTTTGTTTTTTGTTACAAATTGGTATTCTTTTCCTGAATCAAAATTACTTGATAAAGAAAACATTTATGAAAAATCATTAATTGAAATTTTAGGACTCCCGCCTATGCAGATCAAATTTGATTATCCTTGGAACAAAGTAGAGAACAGCGAGTATTTTTATCCCAATAAATATCACCCCAATTTAAAAGGTCATCGGTTAATCGCAGAGGAATTAAGCAAATGGATAAGCTCTCAATAAACAATGAAATGGCTCAGCTCGATATGAAAAATCGAGAATTTTATGATGAACTCACAGATGAAGAACGTAAAAAATTCAGCACTTACTTAATGATGAAGTACAGTGCCAATGTCGAAGGCAGCAGCGATCTTCAAGCTTGGTACTTGCTGGCCAGTAATGAACGGGTGAATATAAACTTTTTTGATTTTAACAAGCACACAAAATTGCAATGGTTAATGTGTACATCGGTCAGTCCAGGTATGGGCAAACAACGGCATTATTGGTTGAGCAGTAAAAAGAAAGAAGGATCAAATACTAAAATTATTAAATTTTTAAGTAAGCTATATCCTGCAATGAAGTCCAATGACATTGCTCTCATGGCTGAGCTGAACACTGAAAAAGAAATTAAAATCATGGCCAAAGAATTGGGCATGAGTGACAGTGACATTAAAAAGGAACTGGGTTGAGCTTTGTCTGCAAATACTGTAAAAAGTCGTACTTAAAAGAAAGTACATTGCTGGCGCATTTGTGCGAGCCTAAACGCAGGTGGCAACAACAAAACGAAACAGGGGTTCAGCTCGGTTTTAAATCTTATTTAAAATTCTATGAGATTACTCAAGGCAGTGCTAGGCTGAAAATCTACGAAGATTTTGCAGGCAGTCCTTACTATTCTGCTTTTGTCAAATATGGCAGACATTTGGTTGCTATTAGAGCAGTTAACAGTAACAGTTTTACTGAATGGTTATTAAAAAATAATAAAAAATTGGATCATTGGTGCAAAGATGCGTTGTACTTGGAATGGTTGTACCAGTATCTTAAAAAAGAAAACGTGCAAGACGCCATTGAACGAGCATTGAAAGAAATGCAAGAGTACGCTGATTCAGATTCGATCTTAGATAATAAATTTGATAATTATTTTAAACTTGGGTCTGGAAATCGAATCGCACATCACATTTCGAATGGACGCATCAGTCCTTGGGTATTGTATAATTGTGACAGCGGCATCGATTGGCTCAACACTGCTAATTCTGAACAATTAGAAATTGTAATGCCCTGTATAGATCCAGACTTTTGGCAACAAAAGTTTCGAGACTATGTGGCTGATTCAGAGTGGGCCAAGGATATATTAGAAAAAGCTGGATTATGAAGCGAGTAGAAATACGATGGCTACATAGATTTGATGGATCATCTCATTCGATTTTATTGCACAAGTGGTGTGAAGAACAAGGTCTAAAATTGAATAAAGATTATAGTTGGCAATTTAAATCAGATGAAAATGTAACTGTGTTTTATTTTGAAGATCATGTAGAAAGTTATGCTACATTATTTTCATTGAAATGGACTGAATATGAAATTTGAGAGTGATATTGATATAGACTTTGGGGATAGAAATCAAATTCTGTCGTTGTTAAAACACACGCCTGCTAGTATTATACGGGATGAAAAATTAACTAAACACAATACAGGTGTTTACTTTACAGATATTCCAGTAGACCCCTACACAGGGCAAGCCAGCTTAGATTATCAATTGGCCGAAAATCGGGGATATTTAAAGTTAGATTTTTTGAATGTTAATTTATATCAACAAGTAAAAAATGAAAGTCACTTAGAACAGTTAATGCAGCAAGAGCCAGACTGGGATAAATTGTATGATACTACATTCTGTGGGCAGTTAATTCACATTGGAAATCATTATAATACGTTAATCAAAATGCCCGAACCTGTTAACAGTATTCCTAGGATGGCCATGTTTTTAAGTGTTATTCGTCCTGCTAAACGACATTTAATAGGACTGCCATGGGCAGAAGTTGCCAAAACAGTGTTTGAAAAATCCCAAGGCGACAGCTATTACTTTAAAAAAGCACACGCAATTTCATACGCCCATTTGGTAGTAGTTCATATGAATTTGCTAACTAATTCAGAAGATAATCTTAAACAATTCTTCGAACCAGTGTAATACTACGACGTTTACTACGTTTTTGTGCAGATTCTTTAAGACTCAGCGCTGGTCCATATTTTAATTCTACATCTTTGCTGTTGAAGGTCTTGAGTGTAGGCCTAAACACCCCCCAATCCGACTTTAAAAAAATATTAATAGGTATTAACCTATTCGATTCCCACCACCATATTTCCCCTAGTTCCAGGTATAACCTTTTTTGATCGGGGGTTTTAAGTAGACCAAAATCATAGACGCTGGTAATCACATCGTCTAAGTTTTGAATAATTCCTATGTATTCATTACCTCCGTAGGTAAGGAAACTTAAAAAAGGATACTGGTCTAATAATTTTTGATAAGATAAATCCACAATGATATTTATTTTCGAAAATTTTGTATATATTGAATATGGAAAAGCAACTAAATATGTGATGCAAACCGTTATAAGTTACTATTATGACAATACTGTGGATGTGCAATTTGATATCAGTTCAACTTGCCTAATACCAGTAGAAATCCCTCAAAGGAATAGAGTCGTGTATACCAGACCATTACAAATTTATAAAGGCATTACCAATGTTGTTAAGATTGCAGTAAAAAATGCAGATCAGAAACCCATTGATGTAACTGGCCATTTACTCACATTTAACATAGTCGATGACTATGTTTTTTCTAATGCCAATGTTGTACTAAGTGCAAATGTGGTAATGAGCAATGCTGCTGCTGGCTTGGGATACGTCACATTAACTGGATTAGATTTGGTACAGTTAGATAGAGAACAATATAATTATAATGTAAAAATACTAACTTGCTGGGGTAATGTGGCATCATACGTTGATGACAATTACGGCGGAGCTGGACAGTTATATGTAAGTAATTCAGTCTACCCAGTTGAACAACCTGCAGCCTTAGACTTGGGCTCAGTCGGCGACGGGATAAACAGCGCAATGTATGATTTTGGAACAATTTAAGGAATAAGCATGAGTTTAGAAAACCTATTAGGGATTCCTTGTCCACAAGGTCCACAAGGTCCACAAGGTCCTCGGGGATCACAAGGTCCACAAGGCATTCAAGGACCACAAGGCCCTCGGGGCCCACAAGGTGAAACAGGATTACGGGGAGTGCAAGGCCCAACTGGCTCCCAAGGACCCACTGGCTCCCAAGGACCGCAAGGACCGCAAGGACCGCAAGGACCCAGCGGAATAAGTGATGTACCTGGCCCACAAGGTCCACAAGGACCAATTGGTAATACGGGCCCACAGGGACCTACTGGTGCCGGGGTCCAAGGCCCACAGGGACCTACTGGTGTTGGGGTCCAAGGCCCACAGGGACCTACTGGCCCAATTGGGCCCATTGGTAATACAGGACCAGTGGGTTTTACTGGTAGTTCGGGTCCTCAAGGAGCCGAAGGACCACAGGGACCACAGGGACCACAGGGATCTGGCCCACAGGGTCCACAGGGTCCACAAGGCCCAACTGGTAGTAGTAACGTACCCGGACCACAAGGTCCGCAGGGTCCCGGGTCAGAAATTACAGTAGAAGATGAAGGAAATGTAATTACCGGTAATGTTTCTACTCTAAACTTTGTGGGCGATGGTGTTACCGCAACTAATGTCGCCAATGTAGTAACTATAACTATTCCAGGATCAATTGATACGTTATATTCTGTAGGTAATATTTCTGGAACATTTACGCCAAATAGATCTAACGGATCTGTTCAAACTGCAACTTTAACTGGAAATGTAACTTTGTCTGCACCGACTAATATGACACTCGGACAAAGTTTAACATTGATTTTCACTCAAGATGCCACTGGTAATCGTTTACTAACTCCTAATGCAAATTATAAATTTGCTGGAAATTTCAAAACATTGAGTACCGCTGCTAATAGTATTGATATGCTGAATATGTTTCATGACGGCGCAATTTACTATACAACATTAACAACTGGGTATGTATAATGATAGGAGCAAGCAGACTAGGATTTATGTATAATAGACCTGCTAATAGAGGGTATAAAAAAAATGTGCTGGTTTTTTATGATCCTTTGACTGCTGGCCCAGGTGGAGATACTGATTATTATAATTCCGGCGACATTAACCCTGCGACGAATATATATCCTGTGATACAGGCAAGGGAAGCAACTTTGGGATTTACAACTTCATTAGTTCAAAGTTATGCAGATTTAAACACATTAAACTTGTCACAATTTGCACATATTTGGGATATTGGTTATGCGAGCCCATATTTGACAAATCCCAACAATCCTACTAATAAATTATTCGGTTATTTACAGTCGGGCGGCGCCATGTTTATATTAGGCGAAAATAGTGATTTAGGAGTGAGAGATGATGCTATTGACACTTTTGTAACTAGTATGGGCGGCGGCAATGTTGTCAGAAGTTTGACGGAATATACATATAGCGCAGCAGTCACAGTACAACCTGAATTTTTAATAGCTAATAGTTCTAATAGTATTGTTTTTGGAAAACCAGGAACTTTTACTAGCTTGGGTACAGGCACTGCGATGACTAGTGCATTTACAGGATCAGAGTATGTCGCGGCTATGTGGGAAACCGGTAGTTTAATTGGAGCTCCATCTGGTGCAATAATTTCTGTACTCGATGTTAATTTCTTTGTAGGGTTTAATCAAAATTATTCTTTTATTGACAATCTGTGCTTGGCATTGAACACAAAGTAATAGGAAAATTTGATAAGTATGTATATAAAAATATTTGGAAGATATAAATGAGCAAAACAGTCCAATGGAAGCGTGGTAACGCTAATGTAAGTTCTACTTACACAGGGCCGGAGGGTGAACTTACAGTTAATACAACTGACTGGACCTTGAATATTCACGATGGCGCCACTCAAGGTGGTCGTCTGGTTGGCGCTAGTTTGGGAAATCTTGAGGTTTCTAATCAAACTATAGTCGGAACCGTATCCAACGCCAATATTGTCATTGATCCCGATGGGACCGGAATCGTTGTATTGAACAATGGTGTGACTACAGATGGAAATATATCAGCATCGTATTTTGTTGGTAACGGATCGTTATTAACAGGTACTACTAATTACGGAAATGCCAATGTTGCAGCATATCTGCCTACTTATACAGGAAATCTTTCTGTAGGTAATTTATTAATAACAGATGGATTTTTAATAACTGCTAATTCTGCAAACAATACAAGCACCATGGTCACTGTTGCAAACAATGATGCTCGAATTTCGGCCACAAACGGTACACTTAATTCGACCATTTATCTGTGGGCCAATAACGGGCGCATGAGTTTTAACACAGTTTCTAATGCGTTTGACTTTAATTTCAATGGACAGCTCAGTGCCACAGATTTCATTGCAAGTAAAAGTAGTTCGACTGGGTATTCTTTTTATACACCAGGTGAAGGATTGTCTGGTTTTGTACATGTAAACGGTCCTCCGTCTTATATAAAACTTACACATGACAACATCGACTATACAAAATTTTATGCAAACTATACTACCCAAACTATTGGTAATTTAGT